AAGAACCTCTTCTGAAACCAGAAAAACCTAAATTTAGCGCCATTTCCTCAGAGTTGTTAAATACTCCGTAAGAAGTACCACCAGCTCCGTAAGAATTTTGAGCAGCTAACATATTGTCAATTGAAAGAGCTGTAGCTCTGTCTAAGAACATCATGTTTTCCTCGATAGCTCCTTGCTTGTCAAGTTCTTGTAGTATAGAATCAAATTCTGCTAAACCTACGTGAACTCCACTTGAAACACCATCGTCAAAATCAGCGTTATTGTATACTAATCCTCTTGAGCTAATAGCAGCAAAAAGACCTTCAGATCCAGAAATACCTGCAGCAGAGATAGCAGATCCAGAAGCTTTTTTCTCAGCTTCAATCATTGCCATTTCTAATTGATCTTCAAATCTAATTCTTGCTTCGTGCTCAGACTTTAAGTACCATAAGTACCCAGAAGTACCAGCTTCAGTAGCAACTTCAACCCACCCAATTTGAGCAGTGTCAGATCCATTTACACTATACTTGTCTCTTAGAATAATTGGCTTATTCGAGAAAGAAGTAAATGTTGCATCTTTTTTGTTACCAGCGTTACTTGATCCTTTTGCGTATTCAGAACCAAATACAAATACTTTAACAGCAGCAACACCATCAGAACCGATGCTTGAAATATCAGCAACAGTATAAGGTTGAGCAGTTACAGTAGTTGCACTAGGTACAGCGGATATGTAACATTTTAATGATACTCCAGCTTTGCTAGCAATAATAGTATCGCCAACGCTTAAAAGGTGAGCAGCAGAAAAAGTTAATAAATTTGCAGAAACATCAGTACCTACGACATCGTCGTATGCTACGTGTATTCTACCTTGTTCAGACCATACAACTTCGTCAGAAGCCATAGGCATTTCAGCACCGACCATAGATAAGAAACCAGAAATAGTTCTGTTTCCGTATCTTTCAACTTCTTTTTCATAAACTTCCGGTAGGAATTGTTTTGTGAAATTGAAGTCGTTGCCAGCGATTGATAAATAGTTTGAGCCAAATAAAGTTTTATTCGGTCTCGGCGTTAAGTGCGATAACTCCGCGCCACTTCCAGCTAATGCCATAATTTTAAATTTTTAAATTAAGTTAATGTTATTTTCTAATCTTAATCTTGAAGTCAGAAACTGAATCACCCGGAACAGCTTTTACGGACCAACCAGATGTAGGTATCACATTTGACTGTGCTTGCCTAGGATCCATGTTGATGTTTTTTGATTTAGCTATACTATCCTTGATAGCATCGGCTTTACCTTGTTCGTAAAAATGTTTCGCTACAGCGTCAGGATTATTAGCAGTAAATAAAGACTTATGATAACCTTTAGCATCAGACATTACTTCATTTTTATCAAGAAACTTCTTGATGAAATTATTAATATCGCTTTGATCATTTTTAATCTTCTCACTGTCTTTTACATTAAACCTGAATTTCTTTTCCCCGATGTTATATTCAAAACCTTTGAATTGATCGTTAAAAACCTGATTGGTTTTTTCTTGAAACTTAGTTTGTTGTTCCTGAACTACCTTTTGTGTAGTTTCAACCTCTTGATTGTAACGGTTGAAAAAATCAATTGCTTTCTTTTGCTCAGGCGCTAACCTGCTTCCAGCTTTAATTTCCTCGTAATATTTAGACTTTAGCCCGTCTAGGTGGCTTTTAGCACTGGCAACTTGCTCTTTAAGCGCTAATTTTTTTCTTTTAATATCTCTTTCCTCCTCAGTATCTTCATCATAAGAAAATTGATCTTCCATTAAGAAGTCTATTTCCTCATTATCTAAGTGAGGTTTTGTTTGTTTGTAGTATTCTTTAAGTAAAGATTTATCGTCTTGTTTAGAGTAATCTTGATTTAATCTAACATACTCTTCTAGACTTCCACCAGTCTCATTCATAAAGTCTACAACTTTTTTTATGTTTTCTGGTAATGGTTCAGCCGTGTCTTGAGCTTCTTGTACAGCTTCTTCTACTTTTTCTTGTAGTTCTTCTGTTTGCTCTTCAACTTCTTCGTCTGTAATCTCTTCAACTACTGAAGTTTGTTCTTCTTCTTTAACCTCTTGTTCGACAACAGGTGTATCTTTTACTTCTGTTTCTTCTTCAGGAGTAACTTCTTCTTTTTTAGAAAGATCAACTTTTATAACGTCATCGCCATCTTGATTAACAAGTTGCTTAGGTCTTTTAGGTTTTTCTTTCATTTTCATATCTCCGCCTTCTTTTGATGGAGATTCAATTTTTGCATCAGGTATAATTTCACTATCCTTGATTGCTGTTGGTGCAGTTGGTAGTTCTTCTACTACCTCTTGCGGCTTCTCTTTTTCTGCCATAATATAATATTATAAAATTAAACGATTATTATCTCGGGTCAAAACTTCCTAGATTACCTAGGTTACCTAAACTATCATTACCCATTGATTCAAACTTTTTAGGTGATTTATTGTTATTTCTTTGATCTATTAATTCAGATTGTTGACTAGCTTGTATTCTAGTTCTTTCATCTTTACGATCTTCTTTGTTTGTTTCTTTGCTTTTTGTTACATTAAGCTCCATATTTTTAAGTCTCATATTTATCATAAACTCATGATTCATAAGGTCTTTCTTAATTATAGCTTCTTGTTGCATTTTCTTTTGAGCCAGCATCATCTTAGCCTCTTCAAGTTGTATGGAACTTTGCATTAACGCTTGTTGTTTTTGTACTTCAGCTTCTGAAGCTATTTTTTGAGCTTGAGCATTAGCGTTAGCTTGAGTTTCTATATTTTTTTGTTGTAGTAACTCGTCTCTTTCTCTTTTCTTTTTTCTTCTTACTTTTAACAACTCATTAGCTAATTTAACATTTTTGATGTTTCTAAGATCAATAGCATCTTCTAAGTCTATCATTTGTTGACCTAAAGCTACTTGTATGTTATTTTCTAATAACTGTTTTTCTTCTTCATCTGGTGCTACATCTAAAAATATACCAAAATCATATAAGTGTAAACTAGCTATATCTTCTAATGTACCAACATTGTGTCCACCTATTTTTTGTATGAAAGCTTCTTTTGCTGGAGAGTATTCTAATATATCAGATATTCTTAATGATATACCCTCAGCAACTTCAGCCGTAAGGTATAAACCAGAGTTTAATATATGTCTTGTAGCGGTATTGCTATTTGCGGCTGCTAGCTTTTGAACACCTACTAAAGCTCTAGAATCAGGTGTGCTACCGTCTCTAGCTTCATTTAAACCAGTAGTATCTCTAATCATCTGCATGTAGTAGTTATAGTTCTGTATTAACACAGGTATTTTACCACCACCACTTCCACTAGTTATTTCTTGAATAGGTATCTTACCAGGATTCATATCACCTTCTGATGTAAATGATCTACCAATTACAGAACCAGTTTGAAAGAACATGTTTAATGCTTCTTGTGGATTATAATTAGTTCCATTACCTAAATCAATTTCAGCAAGTCCGTCAGCATCCAGATATATACCATCAGGTACCATTCTTGATAAAACTTGTTGTATTTTTAAATGAGTTAATTGAATCATATCAGCAAAACCAGTTATACGTTTTACTAGTGACTCAATTTTACCTTTATACATTCTTGGCGCAACTATACTGTAATTCATTTTTACTTTAGTATAATCACTCTTAGGTCTCATCATGTTTTTAGCCATCTCCCATTTAAGTAGTTTGTCTGTACCTAAAACTAATGCACCTTCATATAAAACTTCTAATGATCTTTCTATTTTTTCAAATTGTCCAACCATATCTTGTATAGGTGGATCAAAAGTATCATCTCTTAATATAACTTTAGTACCACCACTCATAGTGTCTTTAACCTTATACACTTCATTCATGTAAGTTTTGTAGTTAAAGTATAATATATCTATAGTATTTTTATCAGCTCTATTATCACTGCTAGCTGTTCTATAATTTAAGTTTGATTTTTGATTTGGCTGTTTGATGATTCTCATCAATTCGTCCTGATCTAAATTAGGAAACTCTTTTTTTAATTCGTTTATAGGTATTGTTTTAACTTCACCTACATAATATAAATCATCAAAATAAGGTGACTCAGTGTGTGAGTAAACTATATTAGCAGGATCAACGTACTCTACTTTTATACCTTCTGCTGTTGTAAATCTATCTTTAACACAAGCTATTCCAATAGTTGTTAAATCATAGTATAATCTTTTTCTTGTTTCATAAAACTTATTACCAGCTAGTATTGTTGTTATAGCTTGTTCCTCTGCTAATTCAACTTCTTGCTTGTAGCTTAGTTGCATATGCAGATTTAATTCCTCTTCACTGTCAGGTAATTTTTCAGGTGGATTTTCTTGTAGATTTATACCTAGAGACTCTTGAGCAAACTTTATAAGTTCTTGAGTTTCTATGTCTCTCATTATAGATTCCATGTACTCAGTTCTCTTACTCATACCATAAGGATCTTGAGAGTAA